GTGAAGTCATTAAGAGTAAGAGTTTGTATATCTTCGTCAGCTCCATGAGTTAAATATGTATTATTTCCTATTGCATTAACTACGGTTTTTGATGCTCCTGTTAAACAATCCCACATTTTAATAACACCATTTCGTGCTACTTGTCCTATGTATTGTTCGCCTTCATCACGGTAGTAATGAAACCATTTACCATCAGCCGTTGCATTAAATGCTGCATTCGCATTGTCAGACAAAGATGCCACAAACTTTCCAGCCGGTCTTTTTTGTAGACCAGATGTAACGTCAGGTAGAGCATTAATCATGTCAGAAACTTGACCCGGAACTTTGTATTCATCAGGCTGTTGCGATATGCCCTGAGTTAAATTTGGAATAGTTTGTGTTACGTTTGCCATTATCTAATAAGTGCTTTGTAAGGTTGATAAGATCTGTAATTACTTTCATGTGGAAATCCAAAGAAGGTGTGATCTCCCTGTTCGCAATCGTATTCTCTGGCAGTCGCTAAAGTTTTTGCTTCTTCTGTTTGAAGTAGCTGTACTAAATCTGGATTAGAAACAACTTGAGTAGCTGCTCTAACTGAAGCTCTAGCAATTATGTAGCGTTGTATTGCTGAAGGAATATCCTCGAAGTCAAACAAATAAGTAATGTCAAAATATAGTTGATCAGAAAAGACATCAGTATGTTCTACTTTGTCGTAAAGTTTTCCATTTCTTTTTACGACGTCTCTAGTTCTGTCATATAGTCCGTCGCTTACGTCAAAACGTAAATAATTATTAGGTATTAAAAAGTTACCATTAGCATCAGGAGATCTAGATACGTGTTCTTCCTGATTAAAATGCCATCCTTCATTAAGAACATCTTTAGTAACTTCCATCAATAGGTTATGTACCATTGATATCTCTGGGTTTTGCAGAGCTTGAAGATTTAAAGATGTTATTGGTGATTGACCAATACTACCCAAGATAGAGTTTACTGCGGATAGTTCGGTATCGGTTGCTAGTTGAGTAGTCATAATTTTATGGGTTTAATCCGCCTGTTGCTGCTGTGTTTGTGTTTGTTGCGTTTACTTGTGGTTTAGCTTTTCTTATTCTCATTTTTCCTGTATTGCCTCTTCTATTTCTGCTAGTAGATTTTTTCTTAGCTTCAGCAACTTCTAAATTATTTTTACTGTCTACGCTATATTCTCTTTCTCCACTAGAAGGTGCAGTTGGTACAGGGTTATTAATTGCTACAGGTGGTGCCATACCACTATTCATTTCATCGTATCTTTTAGACCACATTGCCTGTGATATATTTTGACCGAATGGTCCTGTAACTATATCCATTGGTTCTTTTATTCGCATACTTTTAGGCATTTCGTACCCACCCTTTTTTAAAGCTGCTTGATTCTTTGCTACTTCAGCATCGTAAGCTGCTTGTTTAGTAGGGTTATCTTTATAAGCATCACGACCTCCGCCACCTACTGCAAATGGACTCATGTCTGATCTTGTTGGTGCACACATAATAAAAAAAAGGGAGCCGAAGCTCCCGTATAAAAAAATAAAAATTAAGCGTTTGCAGGGTATGAAGTACCGAATGCTGTTGGTGCTGTTGCTCCAACATAAAGCTCAACTGCTGCTGCTGGGTTTAAGAAATCTGCGCCCATAGCTAGTCTTCCAAGGATTACGTCACCTTGGTAAACAACTGAAACGTCGCCAGAAGTTACCTGAACCTGTGGTCCAATAGCTTCTACAACTCCGGCTGCCTCTTTTTGGAAAATTAATCCCGCAGATTTAGCGAAGTCTGTGCTGTTACCGTAGTTGTTGTTTAGTCCTGTAACTGAAGCTCTAGCGTCAGCAAGTGCTGATCCAACATGTGAACCTAAGTTTCCGGGAGCTGTCTCACCTGTAGTTCCGCCATAAGCTACACCATGCTTAGCTAGGAATGGGATGTTCATTGACTTGTAGATCTTGATGCCTGCAATTTCAATGATTCCATTACCTGACTGTAATGCTGAACCTTGAACGTCTCTGTTGATAAGACCGTTTGAACCTATATCCTGTATCAAGGAATAATATTGTCTAGGGTTCAATACCGCGACGCGTCCAGAGCTACTCACTCCTTTTTCGTCAAGAGCTGCTGCTGCATCATAGAAAGCATTAACTAAGTTGCCTGCGTTGTAAGCATCAGAATCATTAGTTGTTGATCCAACTCTGATCTGTGTTCCACCGGGCTCTACGAAGTTAGTCTTAGATACAGGAGAAGCCTGTCTTGCACCTTTTGCAATAGCTCTGAAGATGAGTCTGTCATACTTCTCTGCTAATGCGTATCCAATCTTCTTGGAAATCTCGCCTCTCAATTCAAAATGTGCGAGTGTCTCGTCTAGCTCATACACGAACGCACTAGAAATTAATAGGTCGTCACATGTAATAGTTTTTTCAGCTACTGGAGGTGCTCCGTCGCTGTTACCGAGGATGCTGTTTCCAGGGGTATGGAACTCAGCAGTTGTTCTACCTGTGTAGATAAACTGTAGAGATTTTCCATTCTTCAATGTTCTCTTCATTACCAAGTCACGAGCAATAGACTCATGCTGGAAGCCTTTGAACATCTCACCACTGAACAGCTTTAAGTACAATGCTCTAGCGTCACCGGCACTATTTAACTGACCCTGACGAGTAAGTTGTGCCTTTAATGGAGCTTGAGCAGTCGTATATTGTGTCTGCTGTGCCATGATTTATGGTAAAAATTAAAGGTATATATTGTCGTTCCTAACGTTAGAATTGTTTCAGTCTTAATTGGTCTAACGTGAGACTGTCACGTTTTGTGGTCTTTTCCCACCGTCGACGGGTAAAAGGTATCCTCCTCAGAGGGCTTTTCCCAAATTGAGTAGGGAGGGTTCGCACCTCCCCTGTTCGGCTTTAACCGATTACTCTTGTGTAAGCAACGCCACGATATACGAAAGTAACTTTCATTGCTATCTCCATATACCTAAGCCCCGTTCCATGCTTAGGAGTCATGCGTCCCCGAAGGGATGAACGGACGTGGCTGCCAGTGTCGGGTGACACCGGAGATGATAAAGATATTAGTTATCAGTGTTACTAGAGTCAGAAAGTTCTTTATCAGTTTCTTTCTTTTTTTCCTCTTCTTCATTAACTAAAAAACGGGTGACGGTTGCTCTTCCAAATCCGCCACCTTCAGATTGGTGTGCCATTATCCTATTGATGGTGCTGTAAGTGCAACTTGTGTTGACTCAGCAGAAGCTAAGTCGAGTGGGAAGTTGTGAGCATTACGCTCGTGCATTACTTCAAAGCCAAGGTTCTGTCTATTAACTATGTCAGCCCATGTAGGTATAACTTTGCCATTAGTATCAACTACTGATTGGTTAAAGTTAAAACCGTTAAGGTTGAAAGCCATAGTGCAGATTCCCATGGAGGTAAGCCATATGCCAACCACTGGGAAAGTACCAAGAAAGAAATGTAGAGCACGAGAATTATTGAAAGAAGCATATTGAAATATCAATCTCCCAAAGTACCCGTGTGCAGCGACAATATTATATGTCTCTTCATCTTGCCCAAATTTGTAGCCATAGTTCTGCGATACTTCGTCTGTCGTTTCCTTAATAAGTGAGGAAGTAACCAGACTTCCGTGCATAGCAGCGAAAAGAGCTCCACCGAAAACCCCAGCAACACCAGCCATATGGAATGGGTGCATGAGGATATTATGCTCGGCTTGGAATACGAACATAAAGTTAAAAGTACCAGAGATACCAAGAGGCATACCATCACTGAAACTCCCCTGCCCAAAAGGGTAGACAAGAAACACTGCTAGTGCTGCTGATACTGGAGCTGTGTATGCTACAAAGATCCAAGGTCTCATGCCAAGACGGTATGAGAGTTCCCATTGTCTTCCTGCATAAGCCAGTACTCCTATTAAGAAGTGGAAGATAATGAGCTGATATGGTCCGCCGTTGTATAACCACTCGTCTAAAGTGCCAGCTTCCCAAATCGGATAAAAGTGCAATCCTATTGCGTTGGAGCTAGGGACTACTGCTCCAGAAATAATGTTGTTTCCGTACAACAACGAGCCTGATACTGGCTCACGTATGCCGTCGATGTCCACTGGCGGAGCAGCGATGAAGGCGAGTATAAAACATGTAGTGGCTGCAAGTAAGCAAGGTATCATAAGGACACCAAACCATCCCACGTAGAGACGGTTTTGTGTACTTGTGACCCATTCGCAAAACTTCTGCCAGTTGCTACTGCTTTCTCTTGTTAGTGAGATTGCAGCCATTAAAATACACCCGGGATAATTTGACCGGTTGTAACGTAGGCTCCTAGAGCTGCTACGAAGCCAAGCATTGCTGCCCAGCCATTAAATCTTTCTGCTTCTGGTGTCATAATTGGTTGTTTAGGTAATACCTGTATAGGTGGTTCGTAAGCGTATTCGTTATCGAATAAGGTATCAAGATCTTTCGTTTTCATTAGAAGTTTTCACCGAAAGCATCTTGTATAGCTTTGTTTCTAGCATCAACAGCTCTAACATACTGAGATGCAGGAGAAACATTTTTCTTGTTCGTCAATTTCTTTTTAATTTTTTGAAGAACTGGTTTCTTTTTCAACATTAAAATTCTAAATCTGAATTATTTAGTTTCTCTACAACGTCAGCTCTGTAAGCTGGATCTGAGTCATAGCGTGGGTCTCCCATAGCTGCTACAAGCTCCGCCTGAGATCTAAATACTTCTCCGGCAGAAGAGGGAGATCTTCCTTGTAGCATGCGACCTTCGTAGCCATTGGCTTCTTGGTACGCTGACTGTAATCCTTGGAAAGCAATACCAATAGCTGCTGGATTACCAGAGTCAACTACTGAATCGAAAGCATCAATCTGTCTGTCAGATAAATTACTGGCAGCCCATTCAACTACTTGGTTGTAGTTAGCTTCACCGCCTGCTGCATTCATTACACTATTAACTTGTGCATCAGACATTTCAACTGCTTGTGGTTGTGCTTGATTGATTTGTCCATTTTCATACATTTCCATATAAGCATTAACCAAATCTTGGCTGCTCATTTCTGTAAATCTAGAAATTGTTTCCTCACTCAAGGCACCATCGTTTGCGTAATATTCATCCGATGCTTCGTTAATTAGATTGATCGCAGGAGCGAAATCAGATACCTCCTCATCACTTCCTTCTTCCTCTTCATATCCTTCTCCGTCGTCGTACTCTTCGTCGTATTCTTCTTCGTTTCTTCCAAGTTTCTTTTGTAATGATAAGTATGCTGCTTCTAAATCTTCAGCGTTTTTATATTTACCAGCTAGTAATTGTTCTTGTTCTGCTACTAACTGTTCTCCTACTGCCAGTGAATCCTGTTCCTCTGAGGTAAGAACTTCTGCATCAGGAGTATTATCATATGATAAAGTTTCTGCCATTATTCAGTTTGTTGTGGTGGTTGGTCTCCTTGCATCATGCCTTGCATGTTTTGCAAGTTTTCTGATTCAGCTAACTTTGAATTAGCAAACTGACCAGCTTGTTGTAGGAGTACTTGTTGTTGCATCTTCTGTTCTTGCTCTTCCTTCTCACCTTGTAGTTCTTCAGGAGTCTTAACTAGATTTAATACGTCTATACCTTGAGCAGCAGCTAATCTCTTAATTGCTTCTAAAGGATTTATTAATCGCATTGATGCTTCAGGTCCTATTGTTTGTGCAATTGTCTGCATAAACATAGTCAAAGCTTCTCTGTCTTGACCTCTTCCTAAAGCATTTACACCAGCAACTATGGTTGGTCTAACAATATCTTTAGGTAACTTAGGTAATTCACCAGATCTTTGTAGAACTAATAATGTTCTATCCAAGTATGGTATGAGGAAAGATGTAGTTAACAGACTAAATATGCCTCCAAGTTGTTGTTCAAGTTCTAGTTGAGTAAGTCTTACTTCTTCTGCTGTAACTCTCTCTGCGTTTCTCACATTCATCACTAAGAAAGCTTCAAGTAATCTTCTTTCTATAGTTTGTGACATCTGAGCAGCAGTTGAAAAATCTGCTGTCTTGCCAACTTGGACGACTTGAACGTCTTCTGCCCTACCTTGCACGATGGCTCCATTTCCAGCCTTTGCAATAGTTGCTGGCTTTGTGGTTGAAGATGGACTGACCAGAAAGATTACTTTCGAGGCTGCCGCAGCTCCTTCCACTAGAGCTTGAGATAATCCTTCAAGAGATTTGAGATCACCAAGGAACTCTTCTACTCTGCCACGTCCGTACTGTTCTCCGTCTACAGAATTAAAAGTAAGAACGAGCCAAGGGCTTGCATTCTTAGGAGCTGTACTACGTGATCCGGGAATTATCATGTCTTCTACTTCTTGGTACCATACCCATCTGCCGTTATCTAGTTTCACGCACGTGTAAACTTCGACATCATCAGTATGACTACCTTTTGTTTCGTCGATACCCGTGTTGGGTTGTTTGACCGGAAGGTCATAACCGAGTACGTCTCGACTTATCAATTCCTTTGTAACTATTTCTAGGACGTTACCATTTCCATCTCTGTTAACGACATACCTAGTAAGCGGATAATTTTTGATACCATCTTTGCCCATAAATAACAAAGCATTACCACCAACAATTAAATGTTTAAGTGCTTGGTGTATAACAACTCTGTCATTCGATGCAGCAATATAGTTCATGACCATTCGCTCCATCTTGGATAAAGATAGCTCCATTTCTGACATCGCTTCTGGAGGTAAATCTTCACCTAATAACTTATCTTCTCTTGGTTGTAGCTTAAAGAAACTAGATTGTGGAGGTAGGATTGCGAGCATGAGTTTTGCCGCAAGCCCTACCACACACTTACTACCAACTGATTGCCACGGAATATTTAAAGTTTCGTGTGTAGGTCTTGAAGATGTATCGTCTTGAATTAAATAAGGTAACGTGAGTTTTGAACAATCAACGGCTTTGTCTAGGAATTGTCGTCGATCTGTTGCCAGTTGATTGTATCTCTCACGGGCTGTCATTATGGGTTAAGTCCCCCACTACCAGCTTGTCCTGAGCTACCTGTATTTACTTTAGGATTTAACTTAATCCTTAGTGATCCTGTACCTTTTGAGTACTGGCTTTTATTTTTATTACCACGGTCATCTTTAGCTCTCTTTACCTGTGGGTTCACATCCTTAATTATTGGATCAGGAGGTGGTGCCGTTGGTGTTGGAGGTAAAGGTGCTGGTGGTGCTGGTGGTAATGGTGGTGGTGTTGGTGGTGATCCGCCTCCGCACATTAGATTTCGTCCTCTTCTATTGATTTTATGTATTCAATTACGCTGGCTTGTCCAGCCCTGTACATAATTGATTCGATTGGTTCTTTTGGGTGAATTGGTTTCCACCCGAAGTTGTCTTCTAACTTCTTTAATAACTCATCAAGCCTATCGTTGTGAAGCTTAAGAGTATTGAGGGAGATTGACATTCGAGTGTTCAAAAAATGCAGGCATTCTAGCTGCCTTGGTCTGAGAAAATTCTGGTGCTTTGCCTTCGTACATAAGTCTGTCGCTGGCATCTAACCAAAATTTTTTGTCCAAATATCTATCGGAACTTTGTTTTAAAGGTTGCATTACCCAGTTAATTGTTGCCTTCCTTAATTTGTCTAAGGATTGGCTAGGTTTTAGTCCTAGCTCTGTGCATACAAGAGAGTTAGTAGCTACGTGTACCTGCTCATCTCTGGAGATATCTGCTGATACTGTACGTAAACCTGCATCACCACAGAATCTAAAGAACGGTAGTAATACAAAAAAGATTGCTCTCTCTGCTACTAACGCTTTACAAATTGTGTGATCTGGATGTTCTTCCCACGCTGCACGTAAGCGCAGTGCTTCAGCTTCGGCTTTTTCATCGACGCCTAGTGCGTTGGTGATGTAGCCAAGAGCAAGATCGTGTTTAATCTCGTCCTTAACATTTGACTCTAGAAGTGCTCTAGCAGAGTCGGGAACTTCCTTTTCAAGTGCTTTTGTAATGAACTCGCCAACTGGTAACTCCATATGGCGTATTGCAAGAGCACGGTAGATGGTTTCTTCTGCACCTTCTTTTACTTTTCCTTTAGATGTTTGTACTGGTGTCCAAGATCTTTTCCGGGACAAGAGTTTTATATAGGGATTCATTGTTGACAATCACAAGCTATTTCGTCTGGTTTATTACTCATAATGTCTGCTAAGTATTCGTCAACATCAGTCTGATCAAGTGCTGCGTAAGCATCTGTCTTATCCTGTGTATCATTCATTACTTGCAGGGCATAATATAAAGAAGTTTGTGGTGAGTTTAACCACTCTTCTATAAATGCCTCATCGTAAGTCACCATGTCACTCCAACTGTTGAAGCTATAGCCATGAAGCAATCCTGTTTTATCTAGCATGATCATTATCTGATCAGCTACCTTTTTATAACTCTCCCATCCGACTTCAGATGCGATCTCTACATTTCCATAATTGACTTGCTCGACACCAAATTCACCTGAGTCTCTATCAACAACTCTGCTGATAGGTGGTGCTATTTCTGGTGTAGCAGTAAAGCCTTTAAGATCTCTACTCCTATAAGAACAACTAGCAGTTGGGGCAATAGCGAATGCCCTTTCCATGTGGTTCTCTCGTGCAATGTTAGCTGCATTTTCTATGCCCAGAAAAAGTTCGCGAGCAGCTAATCCTGCGTAACCTTCGTAACTCTCACCGTTATTAACAGCTTCGAGAGCTTCGCCAAACTGGGCATATGTAATATTGTTGTTGGCTAAGAAGTTAGCTAAGCCAAGCATTCCTAGTCCTACTTGTCTGTCGTGTTTTGGTTTTAGATACTCTCCAGATTCACCAACACCTGTTTTGCCATGGAGATCGCACAGCTCTGACATACCTTTAGCGAAAGCTGGTCGTAAGTCGCCGATACGACAGGCTGACAAATTGATATGTTGTAAGAGGCATGTTCCGCGTGAGGGCAAATAAACCTCCAAGCAGACATTCGACCTGATCCTGTTTCCTTTTCTGTCATATTTTATTTTGTTGAGCCAGATGTCTCCCCTAGCAATTCCTCGTATAATTGCTTCCTTTGTTTCAGGGTTTGAATCAGACCAGAGGTCTGGGGTGAGGTCAACACATCGTTTGACCCATGGGAGCTCGTGTCTTTCCGCGAACACGAACTCAAGAATATCGGGGTGGTTAATATCAAGATGAAGAACGCACGCGCCATTGCGGTACGTCCCACCGCGTCTAAGTATTTCATTTAATGTTGAGTAGATTTTTCCGAATGAGACTGGTCCACTTGCAACAAGTGAATCAGGTCCTTTATTTGTTGTTGTTCCTCTGGGTCTAAGTTCCGACAGGTGGACCGCAACTCCTGCTCCAAATCGCAGAGCATGCGACACAAATCTCCAGCTTGCTTCGATTCCATCAGGTCCTTCCATTGAATCCTGCACGTTAAAAATGGTGCAGCTTACGGGTAGACGATCTTGTGGATTATCAATCCATGCTTGGACTCGACCAGTCCTAGCTATCCAGTTGGGTTCTATTTTCGATTTCATTGAGTAAATAATGGGCAGCTTTTTTTAAGTCTTTTAAGTCGTTGTCTTTATATCCAGCACGACATATATATTTGATTACATTTCCAAGGTGATAGTTCAGGGATTGATCTCTGATGAAATCCCATACCTCTATGTTCCCTCTCTGGTAGTAGTCAGGACCTTCGTTTTTTTCTTTTAGCTTCATGAATGAGTGGTGCTATTAAGTTATTTAATTTGAAAACTTGCTCTTGTAACCTCATGTATAGTTCCATCATGGTTTCTTTATCTATTTCATACAGTGCTAACTGGATCTCTCTCATCTCTAAGTCCTGATGGAGGGTCAATTTCGTACTGTCCCATAGGTTGCCAGAGGATTGGTTCTCTTTTTTCATGGTCGTAGTCGTTCGTTGTTAAAATTCTTGCGAGCCTTGCGTTAACAAGTGCATCTTCTTCAGTCAGTTCCTTCTCTACAAAAGTTTCAACGACTGCTTTCCATGTATATCCTTTCTCACTAAAGATCTTCTCTGCTTTTTTGACTCCGATTCCCGGGACACCCGAGTAACCATCAGTGTTATCTCCCGCCATAGTTTGGATGAGATGCCATCTTGCTCCTTCATCTGGTGTAATCTCCACAGTTTCTTTAAAGTCGTACAGTTTTCCGGGGATCTGTCGCATGTCTTTGTCAGGAGAGACAATAATATTTCCCGGGTACTTAGTTGCATAGATACCTATTGCATCGTCTGCTTCAAGGGTGTCTTTGAGAATAACTTTATAATTTTTCTTTAATTCCTGTATGACACGTTTAAATCCACAGGGCTTTTTTCGTTGTCGATGACCTTTGTATTCAGGCAGAATTTTTTTCCTAAAATTTTGAGGGCTTGTAAAAAACAAGATCATCTCATCATCAAACGAACCTAATTCATTTCGGATTCTGTCTAAATCTCTATTTACGCATTTCATTGCATCTGAGAAATTAGAAGTAACGACTATTACGTCATCACCAAAATCCATTTCTGTTTCTGCTGCTGCACAGCACTTATAGACTATATAGTCGCAATCAATTAATAATTTCATATCTAATGTACGTCAGCCCATGTCAATCCTTCTTTTGCTTCTGCTGCAATGGGACAACGTAATTGGTAATATTCTCCAGCTAATCTTGCTGAATCTTCTAATATGGTTTTTACGCCAAAAGCTTCGTATGGTCTGCACTCATATTGCAATTCGTCGTGAACGAACGCCAGTTGATGTGTGTGAAACTTGCCTAGTCCAGCATTTGCTATAACCATCCAACGTTTCGCAACAATACCAGCCGAGCACTGAAGCAAATAGTTTAGGGCTTTGTGTGGGCTATCGACCAAGACTCTTCGTCCGTCAATTGCCAACAACCACCCATTAGTAGCCTTATTTGAAACCGCTCGAAGTAAGTCGGATAATCCTTCGATTGCAGATACGTAAGCCTCTCTAATCTCTTGTCCCTTTTTACGGGCTTCCTTGGGTTGTAAAGAGTTATCATAACTCATACCTAATTTTTCATTTCCAGCACCATACAAGAAGGCATATGTGACAGTCTTGACTTGGCGTCTGGTGATTCCTATTTTGTCTGCATTTACTTGATGTATATCATCGTTTAGTAAGATATCGGCGTATCGACCTCCGTCATATCTGCCAATATAGTGGGCGAGCATTCGCAATTCGATGCCGCTTAAATCGGCACCCACCATAGTCATTCTTGGACTAGCAGTAAATAGTTCTCTAAATTCTCTATCAGCAGGACACTGAGCAAGGTTCGGTTTACGATGAGCACATCTAAATGTGTTCGTACTAACCGAGCAATGGTGGTGAATCCTACCTTTATTCGTAACAAGCCTGTTCCATGCGTTCACGCCTTCGGATATCATTCCAAGCTTCTTCTTTATCGTCAAACATTTCGCACATAGTTTGGAGAAGGGAATATTTATCTCCATCAATGTAATCTCGTCGATAATTGGTTTCCCAGTCGTGGTGGTCTTGCTCAATTTGACTTTGAAATGGGTCTTCAGAATCCATGCTATGTGGTCTCGTGATGTTGGGTTAAACTCCTTTATTCGTTGTATTTCACATCCTTCTCTGTATCCCTGTGTTGCGTTATCTCGTTTAGGAGTGAACAGCGATCCTGCAACGTAAGGGAATTGTCCTCGAAGTATTTCAATAGTTTCTTCCATCTCTCGTCGGAGAGATGACTCAAGTTGCTGAGCTTTTTGTTCGTCAAATGTCCATCCATGTATTTCTTGTTCAGTTAAAATCTCAGCTACGCGATGCTCTAGCAAACACGCGTCATTAAGGGGCGGAAGTGCTCGCATAATTTAGTGGTAACGTTTACGTCTTGGACCATATAGTCCTGCATCTCTTGACTCCACTCTTGCCAATCAGATGTTTTACCAAAGTCTCCTTTGTACTCACCTAATCTGTAGCCATAGGCTTCAAGTGAATGTCTGCCATATAGTTGTAATGGCATATGTCGCCATTGTCTGCGCTTGTCTATCTCCATCAAATTTGGATGGTATAAGCGTGATAGCACAAGAGTATCAATAACTGTAGCGTTAGTATTAAAGCTGTTGCTAAGCTTCCGAAGGACAGCAAGGTCATAACCAATAACATTGTGACCAGCAATAGTATCAGCGTTCTCAATTTGATTGATCCCTTCATTGATACTGGGTAGTCCGTTGTTTTGATCGTTATATACGTATGTCTCTTCCTTCTCGGTATCGAACGTGGCAATGCAATGTATCTTAGATACGTCATATAATAATCCGTTTGTTTCTATGTCAAATACCAGCATTATTTTTTAGCTGTATAAGTTTTATCCACGAACTTTGCTTTTTTCTTTGCTTGTTTTGTGGGTGGGTTTGGTTTCTTCAGCTCAGAAGTCTGTGCTGGGATTGAAAATTGGCTCTGTAGTTTCATCGTATTTACATGTTTCTTTGTTGTATTTCAATTGACATGCGACACCTACTTCACCTGAGTAGCGATTCTTTAACACGCGAAGAATAGTTGTATCTTCAGCTTCCGTTTGTTGGTTTCTTTCGAGTCCCCAAACTTCATCTGCAAGCTGACTTATGGCTGCGCTTCCTCTAAGTTGTCCGAGAGTTACGCGTGCTCCTTCTTCATGGTTCTTATCTGTTTGTGTTCTACGTAGATGAGATACCAAGAATAGCTTTATACCAGTTCTTTCAACTAAACTGCGTAGCTTTGTCATGGTAGTGTCGATCATCTTTCGTTCATCTCCATCTAATCCAGAGATTAATATGCTCAGATGGTCTAAGAATATGGTTTTTGTCTCAAGGGCAAGTGCCATATATTCAATGCGACTATAAATAATATCAGGATCAGCACTTCCAAAGTGGTCATAAAGGAAGAGATTCCAGCCTTTGAGGGTTTTATCATAAGCTTGTTCAAGTGTGTCTTTGGAATGTTCTCCAAGATGTAATGCTTGTCCTGTAGCTACGGACATAAGTCCTAAAGCTGTTCTTCTGTTTGATTCTTCTAGTGCGATATACCCGACTTTTTCTTCTTGATCTAACAAGTGAGTCGCTAACTGGCGAGTCAGGGTACTCTTTCCTTGACCTGTGCCTGCACTTATTACCGTCAGCTCGCCGTATCGGATTCCGTGAGTCATCTGTTGCAACCCTGCAAATGGATACTCAAAGTCACATGGTGGACTTGGATTTGTGACTAACTCTAATAGTGATTTACCATCTACTATCCCATCGGGTTGATACGGCGAAGCATTCCATATAGCTTTACGTATTGCTTCAGCATCATTATTCTGTAATGCGTCAGAAGCATCTTTATACGGGTCTGGCAGATGAGCAATCTTAACTTTGCCAGACGGTAGGAGAGCTGCAACTGCTTCTGTAGCCATTTTACCGGCTTCGTCCTTATCGAAGAATAAGATAATTTCTTCGTAACCTTGAAAAAGCTGTAGTTGTTTTTGTATGTCTTTTTTAGCTGACGCAGCTCCGTGAGGAAGTGAGACATGCGCCCAATTAGGGTAGGCTTCCCACCCAGAAAGTGCGTCAAGCTCGCCCTCGTAAACCATAATACGTTTACCAGTAGAAGGGATAAGAGACTGACCAAAAAGAGTGTCAGTAGTGTTTCCTTCATACTTAAAATCTTTTAGTTTTGTCTTTGTTTTGAACCCTTGAAGTGTTCTGTCGCTGCTGTAATAAGGGAAGCGTAAAAGTTCTCCATCCCTGTAGACTTTGTAGTGCTGACAGGTTTCTTCACTGATTCGTCTTTTTGTGAGCCTTTGGGCTGATCCTTGAAATTGAACATTGGTGGGCATGTGATTGTGATTATCTGGTTTTGTCAAGTTTTGACAACTAAAACAAAATGTATTTCCGTCGCTGTATATAGCTTTCGCATCTGAAGAGCCGCATACTTCACACGGCTCATGTCTTAAAAATTCTGCTGTCATTTCAGCCAATCAACTGGTATGCAGTGTGCAGCGCACCAAAGTATTCCGTATCGCTCACACCATTTCGCATAAGTTGTTTTACTTTTTTTGGAGATCCTTTTGTATGGATCTTGAAAGACCATGCGAAGGTCAATCTTTGGGTTATCTTTTATGACTTGTTTTATCTTTCTTCTAGATGGTGGATCCCAATATCCTTTTACCTCTAGTATTACTCCGTTGTTTGGTAATACAAAATCAGGAGTATAGCTGTGTTGAATAGTGTAAGGGTAGGACGTTTCCTCATATTCGTAGTCAACGCCCAACGTTACTAATAGATCAGCTACTTTCTCTTCAAGTCCTGATCGAAATGCCATTAGAAGTCGTCGTCTTCTACTGAACTTGGTGTAGTGTCAGGTACTACGTTTGGCTCTTGTGCTTTAAATCCGTCAGTGCTACCAAATAACTCGGCTGCTCCTGCTTCATCTAAGTCTCCACTGTCTACACCTACCTCTGACTGGATAGCTACTATCTGTACTCCACTCAACTTAAGTGATGTGCCATAGGTCACGCCATCTCTTAGTATGTATGGCTTTTGAGTAAATCCAAGCTTAACTTTGCTGCCTGCATATACTGGTGTATCTGTATTTGTTATTGGTGTACCCTCAGTATCTACAACTGGTGGTCTCTTTTCATCACTCCAAGAAAACTTAATTAGATACTTACCTTTAGATACCTCTTCCCATGGAGTTGGTTTAAGTGTAGATCTTTTAGGATTCTTGAGTTTACTCTCTGCCCACTTAAGGCAGTCCTCTCTTTCATCTTCTAGTTTAGAGATTAGATCATCTCCAACTATCGCCTTTAGAGAATAGCCAAACTTACTTGGCTTTAACACAGCCTGATAACCTTCAAGGGTTACAGGTTCTGGGGTGACATGTATGTTTCTCATTAACAGAAAAAATATTGTGAATCAATTACGGCTTCTGGTTTTAAGTCGCCAATAATCGGTGGTTGTTCTTCAGCTCCTATTGCTAGGGCGAAGTCGGTTAGTGGTTCATGCTCTGCAAACAGACGCATGTATGTATCTCGTACCAAGGTGGACAGTTTACACATATCAGTAGCTCTACATAGAACTGAATCATGTATCAATGCAATAGGTGCGTTGAAGTTCATTACAGCCATGTGGAGAAGACTTGCATCAAGCGAGTGTATCAAGTTAGGAGCGGTTGCATTCTTGTGATGCTTCAGGTCTACACCTGTTTCAGCTCCAGATACATGTACCTCACATCTACCCATTAACTGTGTTCTTATAACTGTCGACTTGGTTTTCATTAGTCTTTGCTTAACGTTGAAACCAGATGGTGTTGTCCATCTAATCTCATCAGCTCCAGCTCGTATTGCTCGAGCTATCTCCGTTTCTATCCATTTCATAACTCGCATTGCGCCGGGTACAACTACATTCATTGCTGCGCGTACCGCAGATACACATTGAGTTAGTTCTTCTTTATCAACATCAACACCTTTTTCTTTGAAGGCGTCCCTGATATAGGATCTGTTACTAAAAGGTTTAGCATTGTAAGGTATTGTCATCACGCACCTTTTGGTCACTTTCCTGTCCCAGTATGGCTTTAGCCTGTCAGGGATAGCCTCCACGCTCCTTGAAGCGATGGTTGCATAGGCGTCTTGGGGTTTGTTGCTTCCAATGACATTTACCATGCGAGCAGTGGAGGCGTCCTTGGCGAGACCTGCGAGAATCTGGAGACCACTACATGTAGCGTCTACTGCTACTGGCAAGTGAGTCTCATCTCTGTGTTCGTAATGCAACTCGTACCATTCGTTACAGGCAGCCAAAAATAACCATGGCTCGTCTGCATTTTCCCAGTCAGCTATGTTACCGATTGGGTCAGACCATACGCGGTGTACTAACTCTCTATTCTCTCCTTTCTCTACCCAGTCCAACCTCTCTTGCATGGTTGCTTTATCTAAACCATACGTAGTAGCTAGTTGAAACTTTATCCATTCCATACCTTTTGGTGTTATCTTTGCACCTTTACTGAAGAGAATCAGACTTTTTCCAAAGTCAGTGTCTTGAGGAGTTAATAGGTTGGGAATGGGATATGCTCTACCTCTATAGTCGAAACTCCAAGGAATATAATAATCTTTTCCTTCAAACTCTCGTACAACTTCCATCGTCATACGAGTACGGCAGGACTTACGAACTTCAGCAGCCTGCAAATTTCTAGCTATTGTTGCTTCTTTCTTCCAACTCTTCCATACCTCCTTGCTTGCTTCCTCTGGAGGCTTGGGAGGTATCTCATGTTGAATAACAGGTCTAAACTTTCCTACGCTAATTCCTCTTTCTTCTAGTTCCTTCGCTACCTTTACTATAAAAGGATTTAGCTTATAAGAAACCTTCTGAATTTTGTTAATAAACTCGTAGGGGATTTCTCCCTGTATAAGCCCGTCATTGCTCCTGCGGATTAAATTATGGCAACGTGTTAAATCATTTAGATAGTAACCACCATCTTGGAGAGCGTGCCAATTACGAGGAGGGATAAGCATAGGCTTAGCAAGTGGACTGAATAACTCAGCCATTCGGGTGATTTCTGCATGTTGTTTAATTAATAATTCAGAGGGTATAAGTACTGCTATTGTTTTTCTACCTTTACGTATCAAGTCTCTTTCAAACCAGCCTGATACTTCCATTAGACAATCCATAAGGAAGGTTCCGACCTTGACTTTGGTAGTCTTATCCCAACGTATCCAAGGTGTTATGTTTTGTTTGTGCATAAGTGTTTGTATGCACTTACGCTTGTATTCAGTCCCTTTGGCTTGATGCCAGTAATTCTTTTTAAGTGTAGCTAAAAGAGCTGGAGCCTCTTGCTCGTAGTATTCCATTTGCGCTTCACCTTCAAGAGCTGTACCAATAGCCATGGCAATAGTTGTTATGTAACCCTTTTTTTGCTGTGGTGAAAACACATGGTCGAATACGACCTTGCAAGTAAGTAATGCTTGGACTGCTGTGTCGGCAGGGAATACATGCTTGTGAAGCAGCACGTTATCTTTTGCTCCTATTGTTTTATATCTTTCTTTTTTACTATCAATGAATGCAATTAGATCAGGCATGATGGAGTTAACACATGCTGAGCCATAAACAGTAGCGGAAGCGTACGTCTTCTCCTCTAACTTCGTAGTGTTAGAACGGAGCTTATGTAGTCCACCACTTATTTGTTTACGCTCGAACTCCTGTTGATCTTCAATCTGTTTTTCTGTGAGCATGTTCTGTAGATATTTCTGTGCACTTTCGTACACTTAACAAATAAGAAAGCGACTAGCTTTTGGGCTAATCGCATGCACTTTGTTACATAACTACTGGTGGATTTTAAGTCCGGCGCGTCTACCAATTCCGCCACACTCCCAAGGGATCTCAGCGATTCTAGTATAACAATTCGTCCAAAAAATTTCCAAAATTGATGTAAAAAGTGATGATTTTCGATTCTATAGATGCGTTGGATTACGCTATAGCGAAGTCTATAGAATTAACTTGTTCAGCTAACTGTTTATCAGCAGCATGTAAATAGCGTTCAGTTACGCGAGTTGAGGAGTGACCCATATGATGAGCAACGTCCTTGATATTGACACCAGATTGAATCATCAATGTGCCGTATGTATGACGTAAGCCATGAAATGTATATGAACCATCAAGTTTATTGATAGCACGTAGACATTTTCTAAACTTATGTCTTAGAGCATCTGCATTAGCCCAGTCATCACCAAATAAATTGGTATTTTCCTTGCACCTTCGTACAAGCATAGGCTTTAACTCTTTGTGTAGACCGCAATAACGAGCCTTTACACCTTTGGCTTTAGGGTTAGTCACGCGAATCATGTTGTTGTCAAAGTCAATGTCATTTGCTTTGAGACATAGAATACGTCCTTGTCTTATACCAGAAAGAGCTGCAAACAAAATAATTTCAGCTAAGTCTTCATGGTAAATAGCTTTGGCGTAAGCAATCATGTCTTTGATGTCTTGAGCAGAATAAGCATTCCTTTCTTGACAATCTTCGTCCTCACTAAATCTTTTAAATCTAGGGACTGTCCAGTCCTGAGATAAAAGCTCCATCTCTTGAGAGAATTTGAGGATTTTAGATATTGCTGAGATGTAACGATTAAGCGAAGCATTCTTCATGCCTTCTGCTTTTAGTTCGTAACAGTCATCAAGCATCATTCTCATAGTAATTCTATGAGGGTCGAACGACTCTGAATGTGAAAGAGGTGCGCTCGTAAATTTACCTGAATAAAGAATAGCTGACTTACGACCTCCACCAGATACCCAAGCAGGGTGTCGGCGTAGTGTAATGTCTCTACATTCTTTCCAAGTGGCACGTTTTTTAACCATAAAGAATGTCTTTGAGTTGTTTGACTAGAAGCACACCTTGAGGTGATAGCTTCATGAGTTGTTTACGCATGTCAGTTGGATCTCTGTATTTGATAATCCAATTAAGTCCACGTTTACCCAGCCTATGTTTACTAGATAACCAATCCGTATTACGTGATGCACTAGCACTAGGCATGTTTAATCCTTCATACTTGTCCTGAAGTTGCACTTTCGAGCAGTCATCGTGACTAGCAATATAAAGGAAGACGCTTATAACCTGTGCAGGAATCTCAGGGTCATAACTTCTGAAGAGTTCCATCGCCTTCAGGAGGCGTGCAGTTTGGGCATCTGTTATCTGGCGGAATGGGTCGCTCATTAGACTTAGAGGCTGGACATTGATATTCTAGCGTAAGATTACCAATGTGGATAGAAAAGTCACAGAACTTGTCTTCGTCATAACCGATATACAAGTTCTTATGGCTAAAAAGTTGCATTTGTTAAGCTAAGTAAAGGGCATTTCGTTAACCAAAAAGTTAAAGAACAGCTTAAGTATAGGTAAATTAACCTAGCTCTGCAACAATATTCGTATCATCTGCTACCTGTTCAGTCATTATTCTTAACAATTCTTCTTTATGTGAATGAATGTTAATAAGTGTTACAAGTTGGTTGAATCGTCTGTTAAAAGTCTGTTCCTTCATGGATTGTTAAAGTCAATTGGTGGTGGCATGAGGTGATAAACACCGTCCATAGTTGCTAAAGTTACGAGATTATTACCCTTCATTGCTTTCTTAAGTTTTGCTTTTGTGTGATATTCCGATTTATATGTATGTTCAACTATTTTTCCTGTATTTAAATCTTCTATTCTGATAATGCCAAAGTGTGAGCTTGGCAATTGATAACCATGTATCTTCCAGTCCTTAAATTCTTCGTAAGGCATTTCAGGGAAGTACGATGACGGGCATTGCTTGATAGCATCCCAGTTATTTGGATAGTATTTACGCTTCATCTTGTTTTACATCTATTAGTGTGTATCCATAGTGGTTGCAAAATTCTTTAGCTTGCCAAGCTGCATCCTCGTCTGAAGTAACGCCTTCAGCGAAGTGTATTTGTTTTAAAAAGAGCGAGTCTTTTGGCTGATAAGTCATTAAATAAGTCATTGCGTCCCTGTGATGCGTGTGAAGATTGCAAAGGGTTTTATGACTGTTTGCTAGTCAGGGTGGTGTTTTTTGAAGGTACAAACGTACCGGTGGGTTTTTTCAGGCACCTCTGAGGCGATTTAAATGCCCTGTTTTAGCAGATGAAATGCCCAGAACAGCTAAATTGCCACTTAAACGGGTACATGTCGCCATATTCCTTGGCTACTCGGTTGTCTACTATGTTTGCTATTGCGTCCCTGTCTTCCCATGTGAGAATGTCGGCAATGTTTATGTCCTTGGTGCGGTGGAGCTTTTTGTTGAAGTCTTCCGCCTGTTTCATCAGGTCGTTGTACTCCATTAGTAAAGAATACCTCTTGCGTCATTACAAAACTCTTCAAGTTTTTCTTTAACCTTGTAAGGCTTAATGCGTACGTCCATGTAAAGTAC